ATGGGAAAACTGACACAGATATGGAAGAATAAATCTCAAATATTAGAAGGTATTACAAATGCTTTAATTAGAGATAAATATGTAGAAGAAGTAGCAGCTATTAGAAATAGTATCTGTGATGATTGTGAATTGAAAGGAAATAAATGTATGGTACCAGGAACAGGTCCTTGCTGTAATGATTGTGGTTGTTCACTTGGATTTAAAACCCGGTCTCTATCATCATCATGCCCATTAGGAAAATGGGAAGCATTGCTTACAGAAGATGAAGAAGATGAATTAGATAACCTTAAAAATTAATATTATGTATATAGATCCAAATAATAGTATTTATGTTGCTGAACCTACTAAAGTTATTAATACTATACCTAGTAATTTAACTTCTGGTAATGGTTTATTTAGTGCAATGGGTAATACTCCCTTTAATGATCCATGGGAAAATCCTATGAGAGAAATAGAATTAAGAATCAAGAAGCTAGAAATAGAAAATAAGTTCTTAAGACTAAAGATTCTTTCTATTGAAGGTAAGTTTTCTCAAGAAGAAGTAACTAACATCCGGAAGATGTTAATATCTGAGGATGAAGCATCAAGAACATTAGCAGAATCAATTATAGAAAATGCATAGTTATGAGTATAATATTTAACGCATCTGATCACAGCTATAGAAGTATAGAAGATACAGGTATTGAATGGATAAGTGTAACCACACTTGTATCTCATTTTAAAAAACCTTTTGATGCTAAAGCAGTAGCTCAGAAAGTAAGCAAAAATAAGAAATCTAAATGGGCTGGAATAGATCCTCAGACTATTCAAGATATTTGGAATAATGAATCTACTAGGTCTACTACTCTTGGTTCATGGTATCATAACCAAAGAGAAGATGACTTATGTGCATTAGCATCTATGGAAAGAGAAGGTATAACTGTACCTGTATTTAAACCATCAGAAGTTAGAGAAGGAGTTAAGGTAGCTCCATTACAAAAATTAGAACCAGGTGTATATCCAGAACATATGGTTTATTTAAGATCCGCTGGTATCTGTGGACAATCAGATTTAGTAGAAGTAGTTAATGGTAAAGTAAATATTATTGATTACAAAACTAATAAAGAGATAAAGAAAGAATCTTATATTAACTGGGAAGGAATATCTGAAAAGATGGCTCATCCCGTAAATAACTTAGATGACTGTAACTTTTATCACTATGCTTTACAACTCAGTATTTATATGTATATTATATTAAAGCATAATCCTAAATTAAAACCAGGAAGCATTTATATTCATCATATAACATTTGAAGTAGACAGGGAAGATCAATGGGGTTATCCAATTGCAAAATTAGATAGTAATGGTGATCCTATAGTAAAAGAAGTAATACCTATGGCAATACCTTATTTAGTAGAGGAAGTACATGCTATTATTCATTACCTTCATGAGAACAAACAAAACATTAAAAAGAAATAAAGATGCTGATTAAACTATTTGATGTACAGAATAGAACAGTAGTTCCAACTGAACATTGTTATACACTTAAATCTCTAAAAGATTTAATGGATAACTATCCAGATGATTATTTAAAAATATACCAGTACTTGTTTTACATGACATGCCCTGATCCAGATATGAATCCTTTCTTTCATACACCACAGATAGAAAAAGAATTACTGATTATGAGAGAAATAGATGGAGAATTCTCAACAGAAGATGAGGATATATTTAATGCTCTTAAGTTCTGTGAAAAACTATATGAAACTCCAACATCCAGAGCCTATGGTGGTATGCAAAAAGCACTTGACAGAATATCTAATTATCTTTCTACTGCACAAATTACAGATGGTAAAGATGGTAATATAGCTCAGATAAGAGCATTAGCAAAAGACTTTGATGGTATTAGACAATCCTTTAAGGGTGTGTACAAAGACCTACAAGATGAACAGTCTAGTAAAGTCCGCGGAGGCATTGGGCTTTCGTATGACTCTTAACTAATTATTAATCAAATACTTATGAGTGAAATCTATCAAGATATACCCTGTTGGGATAACGGTACCTGGACTACTGTTAGTTATAATTCTAGAGAAGAATTTTCTAAATCTATAGAAGAAATATTTGCTGAACCTGGTAAATATGAGTTTGATGAAACTAGTTATTTATTTAATGAACAGTCTACTTTATTTAGAGCTAACAATGTTTATTGTTTAGCTCCATTTAAATCTAAAGACTTTATAGTTTATTGGGATGATCAAAAAAATAAATGTAGAAAAGGAGTGTTCTATATAAATGGTGATAAGAAATGGTTTATAACTAGAGATTATTACATGTGGTTAAACTTCTTACCAATCTTTGATAAAGAACAACAAAAGTTTGATTTTGCTAAAATAAGGGATGCTCAGTATCATATGGCACTATATGAACTACTTGCAGAACTAAATTATAAACATGTTGCTATCTTAAAGAAACGTCAGATAGCATCTTCTTATTTTCATATATCTAAGTTACTAAATCAGTTATGGTTTGAACCAGGGGTAACTTTAAAAATGGGTGCTAGTCTTAAAGATTATATCAATGAGAAAGGTTCTTGGAAGTTTTTATCGGAATATGCTGCATTCCTTAATGAACATACTGCATGGTACCGTCCAATGTCTCCAGACAAAGTCTTAATGTGGCAGCAGAAGATTGAAGTAAGAAAAGGAGACAGAAAAACAGAAGTGGGTTTAAAAGGTACCATGCAAGGTATGTCTTTTGAAAAAGATCCTACAAATGGTGTAGGGGGTCCAGTTAAATACTTCTTTCATGAAGAGGCTGGTATTGCTCCTAAGATGGATACTACATATGAGTACATGCGCCCAGCCATGAGATCAGGTTTAATTACTACAGGGATGTTTATTGCTGCAGGATCTGTGGGTGACTTATCTCAATGTGAGCCTTTAAGGAAAATGATACTTAAACCTAAAGATAGTGATGTCTATGCTGTTGAAACTAATTTAATAGATAATAAAGGTACTATAGGTTTATCAGGTTTATTTATTCCTGAGCAATGGTCTATGCCACCGCATATTGATACTTATGGTAATTCACTTGTAGAAGAAGCATTAGAAGCTTTAGATAGACAATTTGATATTTGGAAAAATGAATTAGATCCAGAAACTTACCAGTTAAGAATTTCTCAGCATCCAAGAAATATTGAAGAAGCATTTGCAAACAGAACTGTATCTAAATTTCCTACTCACTTACTTGCTGCACAGCAAAGAAGAATAGAAGATAAAGAATATGCTTATGAGTTCTTAGATATATTTGCAGATGAAAATGGAAAACCTGCTGTTAAAACTTCTAATAAACAACCTATTAAAGAGTTTCCTGTTACTAAAAATACAGAAGATAAAACAGGATGTCTTGTAGTATGGGAAAGACCTATACCTAATCCAGAGTTTGCTAAACATTATTATGCTTCTATAGATCCAGTTTCGGAGGGAAAGACAACTACCTCAGAATCATTGTGTTCCATATACATAATGAAAGCTTCAATTCAAGTAACTAAACACACAGGGATAGAAACAGAAACTTATATAGAGCAAGATAGAATTGTTGCCGCATGGTGTGGTAGATTTGATGACATTAATAAAACTCATCAAAGATTAGAACTAATTATAGAATGGTATAATGCATGGGCTGTTATAGAGAATAATATATCTCTTTTTATTCAGTACATGATATCTAGAAAAAAACAAAAATATCTAGTACCTAAAAGTCAGATTATGTTCTTAAAAGACTTAGGTGCTAATGCTAATGTATTTCAAGAGTATGGCTGGAAAAATACAGGTGTCTTATTTAAACAACATCTTCTTAATTATGCTATAGAGTATACTAAAGAAGAATTAGATGTAGAAACTAAAACAGATGGTACTATTGTAAGAACTAAATATGGTATAGAAAGAATTCCGGATCCTATGTTACTTAAAGAAATGCAAGCTTATACAGATGGACTGAATGTGGATAGAATGGTAGCATTTTGTGCTTTGGTAGCTTTTATGAGAATACAGCAAGCTAATAGGGGTTTTAATACAGTAACAATAATGGATGATACTGCTAAAAATTTGGATAAGTCTAAAAATTTGTTTAAATTAAATAGTAGTCCGTTTAGACATATGGGTAAATCAAGATATGCTGGTTCACAAGGAACTAACAGATCAGCCTTTAAAAATTTAAAATAAAAAATTATGCAAGTTATAAATGCTTTACAAGCAAAAAAGGGTGCTAAGACTGAATATAATAGAATGGGTAGTATTACCCAACCATTACAATTTTTACCAAGAAAAGAAAAAAATGATGAGTGGGCAGCTTGGAACTTAGACTGGTATGAATGGAATGGTCTAAAACAAATTAGAAGAAATGCCCGCAGGCTTATGAAAAATTATAAACTTGCAAAAGGTATT